CAAATGTTGTCCTTAGTGATGCATTACTTGTTAAGGCTGATAAATTGAGGACGTGGTCAGAGAAACGATGGGAACCTGACTATGATAACTTTAAAGGGGATCCTGCTAAAGAGGACGTCCCTATGGTTGAGAAGGACGTGAAGATTAATTATAGGTTTCAGACAGCCACTGTTATTAAACTGCCTGTTCATTCTAAATCTCCTGATTTGGAGGCGTTGGGTGTTAAGGTTGGTGATAAGGTTGTCTATAGAGTTAATGAGATAACGGAGTTTGATTTGATCAAAGGTATTGATTTCCTTAAACCTTATCAGGTTGTTGGGGTTATCAAATCGTAACAAAAATGCTAGTTTTAGCGTATAATGATCTTAAGGCCGCTTTATTATGTTGTATAAGATTGATTTAGGGAATTATGTGTTTTACACAAACGAACAAGGTTATATGCAGTTTATGCAGGCGGTAGATAAAGAGTTAATGAAAAGAGTTAATATGATGAATAAAGTGAAGAAAACCGAGTTTATAGTACTCGAAGATATTACGACTAATGAGGGTATATTTATACCGGCAGGGACTGTTTTTAGTTATGATCCTGCTGAGGACGTGTACACCTCGATAGAACACAAGGAAGATGTTAGTGAAGGTAGTGAGACTGTGGAATACAATGAGATTGTAGTGACAGGTGATATTTTAGAACCGTATATGAATAAATTACAGTCTACTGCAGAACTAGAAAAGCAGTTAGTTAATGAACTTAATGAGGAAAAAATAAATGAGAAATTTGACGAGATCTTGGAAGAGACAAAGGACAAGGTCATGCAGGAAGGACCTAGTGATAGTGAGGACAGAACCCCAGAGGGACTTAATGAAACGCCACTTACACCAGAAGAGGTTTTTGAAACTGCACCCGAATTGTACACCTTTGATCTTGTACAGATATGTCCTGATGGTGAAGAAATAGTACTGAAACATTTTGATGATGTTGACCATAATGGACTTAGTATTATAATCACTTCTAATTCCCCGATTGAACTTGAATGTCCTAAGTCTGGGCTTAAAATGTCACTTGCTATTAGGATGTGGGGTGAAAAAGTAGGGGAAGAAACGTCTGCGGTTCCTGAAGCCACAATGGAAGATAAAAATACTAAGTAGTATGGAACTTAAGTTTAAACATAAGTTCACACATGTTAGTGAAATGATCACTTCGTTTGTCACTGCAATGAATGGGTTTCTCGGCCTCTCCCCGCGGGAGGCTGAGTTTCTCAGTCTTTTAATGTTTCATGAGTTGAATAATTCGTTTGGTGCAAGGCACGACATAGGGGACTACTATCTTAGGGTTCACCTTAAAGAAGTGATGAAAATAAAAGATTCTACTCTGTCTGCATATTATGGGGCGCTTAAAGACAGGGGGATTATAGTGAGGTCTGAAGAAGATCGTAAATGGCGATTGGCAGACATGTTTAAGGTTAGGTTTGATGAGGATGAAGGATTCGTGATACGTGTTGTTTATGATTTAAAAATTGTTGAGAGTGGCGGGGAAACGACTAAAGAATCCTAAGTCTGCTCAGGTAATAGACACACTGGCAGAAAAGTATAAACTTAATAGGGCTGTAGTTAAAGAAATAGTTAATTCGCCCTGGAAGTTCTTCAAACATGTTTCAGCGGACATTGGCGATATGAGGCCTGTCCGCTTTATGTATTTTGGGGCCTTTGTTCAACGACCAGTTAAAAATAAATATCATTTTATGGAAAGACAATATAAACGTCTTATAGAATTTTTACCCGAGGCTTACGTTGTTATGCGTAGTGTCTTGGGTTTTCCTGTTACATCAGAGGAATCAGCGAAGCGTGTATTAGACGCTGCTTTAGAGACTAAGGATGTTTGGAAGATAGAGATGATATACAAAGAATGGAAAGTCTATCATGATGGTAAAATACATCCTAAGAAGAAAAGCAAATGAAACTTTTTGATATAAATAATGGGCGTGTTGTACTCGATTCCAATGTACTTGGGATAAAGGAGTTTAAGCGTCTATGGGAGAGGGATGAAAGTGAAGATAAGTTAAAAGCTTATAATGATATATCATATATTGTTTTTGTATATGATAATTCCGTTGATAATCCATACCGTGGGTATGTAGAAAAGGACCGACAACGGATTGTGGCAAAAGACATATACAGAACTAGTAGGCCGAAAATAGATAAGGAGATGAAAGCTGCAATTGAGAAGTTTAAAGAGTTGCAGTCAACAACTTATACTAGGCTTTTACAGGCTGCTTTACAAGCTGCTGAGAAGACAACAGAATATTATCAGAATGTTGATTATAGTGCTGTTGATGAACGCGGCAGGAAGTTATATGATATAACAACGGTTACTCGTAACCTTAAAGAATTGGGGGACTTGATTAAGTCCCTTAAGTCTTTGGAGGAGATGGTTAGGAAGGATGAGTTAGAAAATACTAAGGTTAGGGGTGGAAATGAAATAGGTCCTTATGAATTACCTAAGAAAATAGCAAGGGGTAGTGGAGAATAATAGCGTTGATGCGATATATGAAGTAAAAGTTCCATATGTTAAGGACGCTAATGAATTAAGACCTGCGGCATTACAGTTTGAAAAAGCAGGTTATTATACTGCAGCTCCTGTAGGTACTACTGAATATTTCAAGTATTGGGACGAACAACTAGACCGTTGTATTAATGGGTATACAACACCTTCTGGTGATTTTGTACCTGGGTATTATTATTTTTACCTCAATTTTTCTAGAATTGTTGTAACGAAGATAGAGTATAAAGACGGTCGCAAGTTTGTTAATAGGGTTCCCGATTTTCCAAGGGTTTATGACTATGACTGGGCTTATTTTAATACGATAGAGGAAGCTCAACGTAGGGGTAAACATCTTGTTGTACTTAAGAGTAGGGCCAAGGGATATAGTTATAAGGCAGCTGCAATGCTTGTTAGGAACTATTATACTGTTGAAGAGTCTAAGTCGTATGGTATAGCTGCGGAAGCTGAATTCCTTACAAAGGATGGTATTCTAACAAAGGCTTGGGAAATGATGTCCTTTATAGACGAGAATACAGCTTTTGCAAAGAAACGCCAGAAGATTGATAGGCAGATGCATAAACGCGCATCGTTAATAGTTACTGATGATTATACTGGGATAAAATCTGAAGTAGGTTATAAGTCTGAAATAATAGGGATTACGCTTAAGAATGATGTTCAGAAGATAAGGGGTAAGCGTGGAGATTTATTCTTATTTGAAGAGGCTGGTAAGTTTGTTGGTCTGAAAGAGGCTTGGACTATTACACTTAGTTCTACAACTATTGGTTCTAATACATTTGGTACTCAGATTGCTTTTGGTACTGGTGGTACTGAGGGTGCTGATTTTGAAAGTATCAAGGAATTGTTTTACGAACCAGACGCTTATAATATACTCCCTATTAGGAACATTTGGGATGAAGGTCATAGTGATGAACCTTGTGGTTTTTTTGTTCCAGCTTACTATAATCTAGAAGGTGAGGATTATGATGGTAATCCTTTCATGGATCAGAATGGCAATAGTGATGTTGAGAAGGCCATCAAGTATATCCTTGCTGAAAGGGAGAAAGTTGTTAAGGGTGCAAGCGATAAGGCTACGATAGATAGGTATGTAGCTGAGTTACCAATGACCCCAGCAGAGGCAGTATTAGCTGTTGGTGGTAATTTATTTCCAAAAAAAGATTTGCAAATACATCTTGCGAATATAAGGACTTCTAGTAAATATAAGGCCCTTAAACAAGTTGGTAAATTAGAATATGATGAAAATGATAATTTATCTTGGAAGATAGATCCTTCCATAAAGGATATAAATAAGTACTATCTTAGACCAGGGGATAGTAAAATAGGGGCCATAGTTATATGGGAACATCCTACAGACAATCCCCCTTGGGGGTTGTATATAATTGGGGTCGACCCTTATGACCATGACCAATCTGGTACTACATCTTTAGGTTCAGCAATAGTTTGGAAAAGATTTCAGGACTTTGAAACTTATTATGATATGCCTGTTGCTGAATATACTGGGAGACCAAATACGGCAGACGAGTTCTATGAGAATGTACTAAAGTTGGCTGAGTATTATAATGCTACAATACTTTTTGAAAATGAAAAAGTTAATATACTGGCTTATTTTAAGAATAGGGGTAAGTTACACTTACTTGCAGATCAGCCAGATGTAATAAATAAAGTCCTTAAAAAGCCAACAATTGTACATAGGACAAAAGGTCTTCACATGTCAACTCCGCTTAAGATACAGGGTGAGGAGTGGATAGCAGAATGGTTAGAAGAGGAATATGCACCTGGTCTGAAGAATCTAACAAAGATACTATCTGAACCTCTTATAGAGGAGTTGATTGTTTATAATGGTAAAATTAACACCGACCGTGTAATGGCATTAATGATGATAATGTTTTATAGGAAGGAGTTAGAGAATTTACGCGTAAAAAAGATTAAAGAGGAAAATAGGACTAATGTTTTATTTAAAGATGGGATTTTTAGGTACAATAAATGATTTAAATTATGTATGATTACAACACAATAAAGCCACCTCAGAAGATATCAAGAAGTAAGAAAACTAAAAAATGGCGTGAAGCAAGCGTTGATTACTTTATTGGTATGGCTATTATGGACGGTGGTGTAACGCGGGGGACTCGTAAAGGTGACATATTGTTGTCTTATAGACTTTATAATAGCGAGTTCGACGAAGAAGATTTTAAATATGTTACTAACCCTTTCAACGTAGAAGATGGATTTCCTGCAAAGGTGCAGGATATAAATATTATCAAACCAAAGATAGATCTTCTAATTGGTGAACAGATAAAAAGGCCTGACACTATAAGCGTTATAAACACAAGTCCAAATGCTACAGATGAAGCGTTGGAACGTAAAAAGCAGATGATGCTAGAGTGGATAATGCAACAGCTTAATGGTGGACAGCCTATTACTGAGGAACAAAAGCCTTTAACATTGCAGGACATAGAACGTTATATAAGGCACAATTATAAGTCTATACCAGAGGAAACTGCAGATTATTTACTCAGATATTTGAAGCAGTACCTTGGTTTAGATAATGAGTTCATACGTTGTTTCAGGGACCTTGGCATATCTTCTGAAGAAATAGCCTATGTCGGGGCAGTAGAAAATTCCCCATTTGTTGAGAGAGTTAATCCACTGAGTGTTACTTACGATAAGTCTCCCGATTTACAGTTCATTGAAGACGGTGAATGGGTTGTTCGTGAAATGAGGTTATCTGCTACAAATATCTACGATAGGTATCATGAGAAGATGACAAACAAACAACATAATGAACTATTGGATTTGATAGGTGAATATGGAAGTGGACCTTCATATGGTGGGGAAAGACGTAGAACTGTATGGGAGTTGTCTTATTTGACAGATCCCACTAAAGAAACCAGTCGTACTAGTGATTTACAACTATATCATGTTGTGTGGAGGTCTTATAAAAAGATTGGTTGGCTACACGTCATAGATGAGAATGGTAATGAAGATATAGTTTCTGTAGATGAGAGTTATGAGGTTCAAAAAGGAGATAAGATAGACTGGGAATGGGTTGATGAGATATGGGAAGGATATAAAGTTGGTGATATCTATTTTGGTATACAGCCTGTTGAATATCAGTCTTCTTCTTTGTCAGAGGCTAAGAATAAAAAACTTCCTTATATAGGAGTTATTTTTAATAACGATAATACAAAGACCAAGTCTTTGCCTATATTAATGAAATCTTTGCAATATATGTACATTGTGATATGGTATAGGATAGAGTTAGCATTGGCTAGGGATAAGGGTAAGGTTATAAACATGGATATGACTCAGATACCAAAAGGCCTTGGCATTGATGTTAATCAGTGGATGCATTACTTATCGGCACTTGGAGTTAACTTTATTAACCCTTATGATGAGGGTTGGGATATACCAGGCAGAGAGGGTGGAAACCCCTCCCCCTATAATCAGATTACTTCAATAGATCTTAC